ATACCGCCGAAAAACCCTTCCATGTCGCCCAAGATGCCGCCGTTTGCCTCTTCCCGAATTCCGCGCATCCGCTCGAGGTGTTCCGCCTCGAGGCGCTCCATAGCTTCGTGTCGGCCGCCCAGGGCCTCTAGCTGCGCATCCGTCGCGCTGTTCAAAAGCTCGAGGCTTTCCACATACCAGGCATCCAAAACTTCCCGCTCGGTCTGAAGGTCGGCTAGAAGAGCCTCGATCCGCCGCGAAGCCCCGCCGCCGCCGCCGCCGCCGCCTCGGCCGCCACCCGCCTTGCCAGGTTCACCCAACAGGGGCGGGGCAGGGCGCGGCCGCGGGCTTTCCGATACTCCGCCCACGCTAGGGGGCATCAATCCCCCCACGTCGCCGGAAAGCGGGGTGCCGGTATCCATGCCGCCCCCGTTTGACGCGGCCCAGGCGTCACGGGCGGCTTGCGCCACCAGGGCGAAGGCATCGGCCAGGCTACCGACAGCCGACACCGCGCCCGACAGGTCCAGGGCGGATAGCTTGTCTGCGCTGATCAAGGCCGCCTCGAGGTTGTCGATTGCAACCCCCAACTCGGCCGAATAGCGTTGCGCCGCTTCCACGTCGCCTTCGTTCAAGGCTTGTTCTAGCAGGACTGAAAGCCGGTCCACTTCCGAAGACATGGACGCCAGGGCCTCGGCCAAGATCGGGTATTCGTCGGCCAGGGCTTGAATGTCCCCGGCCATATTGGACGTTGCCCGCCCGGCCGTGTCTTGCAGGGCGTCATAGCGATAGGCGATTTCGTCCAGCACTTCGACCGCGTTGCTTTCTGCTAGGACGGCCTCGAGCTGTTGCCACCCACCGGCCAGGGCGGCGGCCGCTTCCACGCTTCCGAATTTCTCCATAACGGCTTCGTAATTGGACACCGTGCGGAAGAACTTCACGTTCTGATCTTCGACAAAGCCGAAGAACTCGGCCGCCCCCACAACGGCCTGTTGCCACATGGTCGTGATCCGCGCCCCGACCTCGGCAAACTTCGCGTCAAGCGCCGCCGCCTTCGCAATCTGATCCTCTTCGATCACCAGGCCCAATTCGCGGGCGCGGTCGATCTGGCCCTTGATCCCCTCTTCTCCCAGGGCCAGCAGCTCCACAAACCTTTCGCCCGCCGTGCCCCCGAAGACTTCATCCGCCACCCGGATTTGCGCCGCCTTGTCCAAGCCTTCCATGCGGCCGATCATTTCCAGCAGCAGGGCCGAGGGATCAGCAAGCTTGTCCTTCAGCTCGCCCGCCGAATAGCCCAGGCGGGCCAGGCTCTCGGCCGCCGGTCCCGCACCCGTGGCAATGAATTCATCAAGCCGAAGGTTCATTTCCTTGAGGCCATCGGTCAGGGCATCAACCGGAATGCGGTTTTGTTCGGCCACATAGCGCAGCTCTTGGAAGGCTTCGACGCCGACGCCCGCGCGCTTGGCTTGGTCCCCGACCTCGGCCAGGGCCTTCACCGTCCCGGCAAGCTGGAAATTCACCGATCCCAAGAGGGACACCACGGCACCACCGGCCAGGCCGCCGATAAAGGACTTCGCGAACACCCCGACCTTGCTAGACGTGGTGGCAAGGGCCTGATTGATCCGCGCCGAGGCGGAAACCATATCGGCTTCCATTTGCCGGGTCGCGGATCGGGAATTGCGCGCCAGGCCGGTATAGGTCCGGGTGCCCCGCCGCTCGGCCGCAATCATGCGCTTTTCGAAGTCCGCAATACGGGCCTCGAGCATGACGATAAGTCTTTCGTCGGCTTCACTCATGCCCGCGCCTCATGCCGTCCACATGTCATCGTCAAACCAGCTCGCTTTCGTGGTGAAACGCTCGCCCCCGGCGGCCGCGCGGGCCACGGCCATTGCACAGGCCACCGCGCCATCAATCTTGTTGCCGCTCTTGCCCTTGTGGAACATGCGGTTCCCGGCCCGGTCGGTTTCAATCTGGACGTTCTCAAAATTCCAGCGCAGGACCGGGTTGCCGCCGTGGCGGAAGCGCCCCGACAAGATCACCCGTTCAAGCTCTTTCACCGCCGGGGCCATGCTGGCCCACCCCTGCCGGAACTCAACCGCGTTGATCCCGTCTTCTGCTAGGTTCGCCATCATCACCCGGCCGAAGGTCGGGTCAAAGGCCACTTCCTCCACCCGGAAGCGGGCGCAAAGCTCGCGGATAAAGGCTTCCACGTGGCGAAGGTCCACCGTGTTGCCGGGCGTGGTTTCGATAAAGCCCTCTTCGGCCCATCGCACATAGTCCACGCCGTGCCGGTCGCCCCGTTGCCGAAGGGTTTCTTCGGGGCAGAAGAAATAGGGCCGGACGTGGTATCCGTCTTCGCTTTCGTCGCGCCAGGCCATGACAACGGCGGTAAGGTCGTCATTCTTCGAAAGGTCCACCCCGATCCAAACCGGGGCTTGGCTCATTTCCAGCTCGTCCAGGTCAACCGGCCAATCCCCCCGGTCGTAGACGTGCATCTCCACGAAAGGCGACGTGCTGGCATCCATCCAACGGTTGAGGTTGTATTGCAGGAAGCCATCCCGATCTAAGGGGCTATGCAGGGCCTTTTTCGCCTTGTCGCGGAAGCCCACCCGGTCGGGATAGCCATAGGGCATCCCCGGATTGACGGCTTCCCATAGCGCCTCATCGGTCCAGTCGTCTTCGGGTTCCGCCATGAATATGACGGGCAGAAGCGCCGGGTCTTCGACCTCACCCTTCTGCACCTTGATTGCGTAGCTCACCACTTGCCACGCTATGTTTTCCTGCCCTCGGCCGGACGTTGTGGGGATCATCATCAGCGTTCCCGGCACCTTGACCAGGGCGCTTTCCAGGGCGTCCCATTGGGATCGCCCGGCCCTGCCTTCCCAGGCGTGCAGCTCGTCAGTGATCACGACATTGGGCGTCTTGCCGTGCAGCACCTTGCCATCGGCCGCCACCGCGACATAGCGGGCGCGAATGTCGGGGTAGCTGATTTCTGACGTGTAGTCCCGCACCTTCAGGCGCTCGGAAAGGCGCGGATCGTGGTCAATGATCATCGCCGCTTCCAGGAACAATTCGCGGGCCTGTTCATGGGCCGAGGCGGCCGAGACAGTCAGGCCGCCCGGCATCCGTTCCGGCCCCACCAGGTGCAGGATCGTCAGCGCCGCGCAAAGCGAAGTCTTCCGGTTGCCCCTCGGCAGCAGCAGGACCACGCGCCGGACGATCCGGGTTCCATCGGGGTTTCGCGGGCCGTAGATCGCCTTGACGATTGCCTCTTGCCAGGGGTCGAGCTGGAAAGGGTGGCCGGGCGCCGGGTTCTTCGGGTGGCGAAGCTTCTTCAGGAACGAAACCGCGCGCTCCCCATAGCCCAGGGGATCGGGGATCAATTCCGGCTGATCAATCCAGGCAGGGCGAAGCATTAGCCCGCCTCCCAATCGAAGAGCGTATCTCGGTCGCCCTCGTCTTTCGAAACGGTCGGCCGGGATCGGGAAACGGGCGTCAAGCCCAGCTCGGCCGCCATCAGGCGGGCCTTGTCCATCGCGCCGGACTGGATAGCCACGGCCGGGTTTTTCCGGCTTCCCGTGACGCGGGCCACGCCTTCCTTGTCCAGGCTATAGATCAGTTGCACCGCGCCAATCTTGCGGATTTCCGCTTCCATCTCGCGGGCAAGGCCCATCTGGACGCAGTAGTTTTCCAGGGTGCCGAGGTTGTCCACGGTCAAGATTTTGCGCTCTACCAGCTTCGGCAAGACGCGCTCCCACTCGGCCTTCGCCCAATCGGAAAACCAGTCAGGCGCGGGCATGTCGCCCGAAAGGGCGTCCCGCTCAATCCTGATATGTGGCTTCGTCCCCCTCATGCCGCTTGCCCCTTGGCGCTCACACAATGCAGCTCTAGGGCGCGCTCTTCCTTCAGCTCCCGAACTTCCTTGATCGTGTGCCAGGCATTGCGGAAGGCCAGGCGGTCGGCCGTGCCGATCTGCACCAGGTCGCGCACCCGGAAGACAAGGCCGGTTTCGTCGCCCGCGCCGCGCGCCGCCATCGCCTCTTCAAGGGTCAGCGTCACCAGCTCGGCCCGCATGGTTGCCAGGTGTTGCCAGGCCCCGCCGGGCGTCCCGAAAGCGTTCACTTCCGAAGGCGTCCACCGCTGCACCGTCACGATAGCCGCAAGCTTGCCAGGCTTCATATCGCCACCCCATGCACCAGGGTTTCCACCGTCACCACCACGTGCCCCACGTCGCCGGACGGATCGCGCAGAAAGCGGGCGCTTGCCACCTTGCAGTCAGCACAATGGAAGCCCGCGCCAAGCTCGAGGCGGGGCGCGAAGAGGGCGGAATGCACCTTCCCGGCCACGGTCGCGGCCAGCTCAAAGGACGGCTCGAAGGTCCATATATGCAGCTCGGAAAAGACGCGCACCCGAAGGCGGCCCACGTCCGAACCTTCGTCCACGGCCTGCCCTTCGCCCAGGATGATTGACGGGTAAGGCACCGGCCGCTTGTGCCGGTCCAGAATGTTCGCGGCGGGCACCAGGGCCACCACGGCCGAGGCCCCGACCAGGCGGGCGCGGATCGCCTTTTGAACCTCTACCGAAGG